CAAAGCAATTTTAAAAGTGTTACCACTTGTTGCTGTAAAATTGTGAACGCCTTTTAAAACTTCTACTTTAAAACTTGTACAAATTGCCGATGTTATTGCCATAATTTATCTCCTAAGGGTTTGCTGATTGAACTGGGATTCTGACCGTACCATCTGTATAGTCATCTCTTCTTCGTCTTCCAACCTGCTCGTTAGCAAACTTCTGTACTTCTTGTTTATACTTATTTTCATATAGTGTCAACATATCTGCAGGGCCTTTTAGGAAGCCGTAGGTCTCTGCCAAACAAGCATATAATAAGCCATTTGGAAAGTTCATACTAATATAATTAGTAGTATTACCAGACTCTAAAGTATCTGGCATTTTATTGTAGTGTACTCTAAATTTGTAGGTGCTGTCCGGTGTTGGAGATAGATATATACGTCCAGATGTAGTGTCCGAAGCTCCTGTCGCCCCACCAAATGAAGCATAATATTTTGGTTTACCTCTTTTAGAAGATTCTGTTGATGAAACATATTCTTGTAAATAAGTAACATCTTTTTTTTCTAAATAAGTATTTGCTCCTGTTGTAGCACTTGTAGAAGTATATACCTGTATACCCCTAATAAATAATGATCCTGCTGGAGCATTTATTGTTTCTTGTCCTGTAACTAAATTTCCTGTTTGTTGTTTTCTATCAGCATCAATAGGGATATCACGCATGATTCTATATTGTGCATTTAAAATAATATTTTCTAATTGATCAGTAGTTAAAACATTAGAATCAACTTCTGTGTAGTTTCTAATTTGTGTAACTAAAGTGGTGTAACTAATTCCTGCCATTATGCTATTATCCTTTTGCAGAAATCACAGCTGACAGTATAGCTAGCATGAATCCAACAATGTTGTTTTTTCATTAATCTAAACCAAAAAATTTTTATGCACTCAATGTAACGGGTCCAACTGAACATCCTAATCCTCCTCCTGATACTCCACCCTTTGTAGCAGTATCTGTATCAACTGTAAAATGAAAAAAATTTGCAAGAGAATAACTGCTAGTATCTATAGCGCCGCTTGAATATAATCCTGTTGTAACTGTATATCCTGCTGCTTTTGCAACATTAGATCCAGATATACCATCAAAATCTGCTGGATTAGAAAAAGCAAACACAGCATTTGTTGGAGTTCCTGTGCCAGGTGAAGTTGTTGGCTGTCCTCTAAATCTATATGTTGTTGCAGTTGTCAATCCATGACCTGGAAAAGAAACATTTATAATTCTAGATCCTGCTTCATAAGTTTTAAAACCATCTTCAGGTATCATACCTAAAACTTCTGGAGCTTCTCTAGGTGGTCTAACATTTCTTAAAGAAATAGCATCTCCACCCATTGCTTTTGGTTCTAGTTGTGGTTGCTTTGGTTCAAATTCAGATACATGTACAAAAGAACCGTTCCATTCTCTAACCATTTCTTTATATGGAAACTCCATACCAGATCTATCTGATATTGATCTTGCGTATTTACCTGTTGCGAATTTTGCCATTATGCTCCTGGGTAGTATGCTTTGGGTGTTATGTAAGTGCTAGAAGCTGAGCCATCTTCTGCAAGAGCTCTTGCTAATTCATCTTCATAATATAATTTCATAGGTTGAATCATTTCTGGTCTGTATTTTTGAGCCAAGTAAAAAGCTAGGCCCGATACCATACAAGGTATAAATCTAAATGGAACGTCAGATGCATTAGTGTAATCACCTACATCTTGTATTCTTTTAATAAAAAAGAAATGAACATCTTTTGATGCGTTGGTAGAATCTGGTGTTGGATAAATATGTATTGTTACTTTATCAATAAATCTTTCTACCCAATATTGATTAGGTGTTCCTTTAGAAAGTTTATTAGCGAACCCTGCATAAGTAGATCTATCTACTTTTGTCATTGCTGAATCAGATTGATTTGTAGCAGCTTTATTAGTTCTTAATTGTGCTTCAAGGACATCGGACATTCCGTATACATCTGCTGGTGTGGTTGTAGTTGCACTTGTTCCATCTCCGGTTGTTCTAAAAAAATCGTAATCAGATTGCCCCTCAATTAAATCAAGATTTGTGTCAGCTATTTCCCAATAGTGAATACCTCTATTGCCCCATTCTTGAAATAAAATATTAAGAGATCTTCTGGCTGATTTTAATTGATAACCAGATACGTTCTGTAGTCCAATACGTTCAAAAGATTCTTCTACTATCTCATCAATAGCAAAATGCTTGTCGAACTTAACTGTTCCGGAAGTAGTATTAGCCACTTTATGCTCCTGTAATAGTTACAGTAACGCTTCCACTTGATCCAGTTAAATGAAATACTATTCCATCTTGAAAAAGAATTCCTGAACCAGGAATGTATACTTCTAAACCTTCAGTGTTATACTTATATGTAGCCACTAAATTACCAGAATCTGCTTCGCCTGTAGTTGCACAATCATGCAACTTAAGAACAGAACTTGCTATTCCTTTTCCTTGAATAGAAGTAATTCTAGCTCTGCCGGCTCTTGATAAAGTATTAGAACCAATAGTATCCATGTGTAAGGTTGTTTGATCACTTACCATATTTTATCTCCTTAAATTTTAAGTATGGGTCCGAAGACCCACACTAATTACTTATTACGCGTCTGCGTATGGTGTTACTATTGTACCTGATCCAAGCAATAAAGAATTGTGAACCATATACGTAGCTGTATCAATCGCTGTGAAAGATACGACACTACCAACGATTCCACCTTTTGTAGAACCATTCATAGTTATAACATCATTAGTTGCACCTGGTATGAAAGCTTTTTTAGAGCCATCATTTACAGCAATCATGATACCGCCTTTAAATTTGTCAGTACCATCTGTTAAGATGTCCATATCAGTTGCAGCTGTTTCCACATAAAAGTGAAAAGTTGCACCAATGTTGTTTAAGTTATTGAAGTCGGTATCACCTGCAGTAGCACCATTACTATTTACATTAATACTTGGTAAAGTAAATTTACCGTCAGCATCATTTGTAAGTAAGATCTTACCTGCGTGTGAAGCAACTGTCAAAGTTGTGTCAGCTGTTAAGCTAACTGTCATGCCAGGTCCCGTATTTTGAAATCCATTTTTGGAAATCACCGGTCCTGAAAACGTTGTTTTTGCCATATTTATATCCTCCTAGTTTTCCGAACATAGTCTCTAGGCCGTCGACTATACGCGTCTATGTTCTAATTAAATGTATAGTGTGTATTTTATAGCTTAGTTTTTAGTAGAGTGCAAGAGAACCTTATAAGAAAGTGCGGTTTCAGCGATGTAGCGTTTTTATGTTACGTAGCTACAGAAACGTCGGGCCTAGCAGCTTCTACTTTATTAACCAAGTGAGCTTCTTTAGCTTCAGCTTGTTTAATATGATTAATGACTTGTCTTATTTTGTCATCAATCCTTACCATATCAAGAGTGTATCTTTTCTCCTGATTATAGTGCTGCGACCACTCCAGTTCTAGACTCCTTTTTTTCGTGTAAAGGTTCTGAACGTGTTCCATCTATAACCTCCTCATAGGTTAACCATGTTTTAGATTTACTTGTAAATCCATCTTTGTCCCATACAATATCATTTTTTCCTAGTTTGTCAACTAGTGTATCCTCAAAGGATTTAGCGTTATCCTCACAAGAGATATTAAATATAGCGTGGTAGCCATATGCTCTGATTTGTACTTTAAAAGTTTTCATGGGTTCTTTCTTTCTATCATAAAAAAAGGGGACCCGAAAGCCCCCTTTTTAATTTTTCAGTTATTACGCACCTTCAACGCCGAAGATACCTCTAGGGTCTGATACTCCAAATGAGTATCTTTCTCTAGCTTTGTATCTTACGTTGCCAGTGTCGAAATCACCTTCCATCGCAGTGTTCAGAGGCGCTCTTTGGAACATTTTCATTCCATTAGGCACATCTGTAAGGATGTAAAACGAATCAGTATCAGTTAAAAAGTTATTAACTCTGTAACCTTGAGGTATCATCCCCATAGATCCGATTGCGTTGATGTCGTTATCAGCTGTTCCAGTTCTGCCTTGAGATTTCATCAATCTTTCAGCTGTGAATTGGTTTTCTGAAGGGACTATCATTTTTACACCTCTTGCTGCAATCTTAAGACCTCTTTCATCAGTCATTTTCGCAATGTCGATTAGCGATTGTTCTAATGAAGTTTCGTTAAGATCTGCCTGAGTAGCTAACGTGTTTGAAAACGTTCCTGCTACTGTAGGGTGAGCTGTGTTAAAAAGTGAAACACCGTCGCCAGATTTGAACGTGTCTACTGAAGGTAAACCATTGTTCAATGGGGCTACTGATTTCACTTGTTTAGCATTACTCATAGATCTTGCTAAAGCTTTTGTGTATCTAGAAGCTAATCTATCGTAGAGGTTATCTTCGATAGCTTCTTCCGTGATAGCAAATGCTAAAGCGATGGTCTCGTGAGTGTAACGAGCAGTGAAAGTTTCTTGTGCATTGTCGAAAGATACACCTTGACCTTCACCTTTTACTTGTGCGTTTGCGAATCCTGATAACATTACTTCCTCTTCGAAAGCTCTGTCAGAAGATTCTTCAGTATAAATTTCAGCATGCTGATTTTCATACCTTTTGTATTCCAGACCAAATAGTGCATTTAGGCCTGGCTCTAGTTCTTTAACTAGCTGTGATCGTGATATTGCCATTGTCTATATACTCCTATTATGATTGTAGTTCTAACAAGTTAGCGACAACAATTACAGATCTAAAAGCAGCGTTAGTATCATTTTCAGGATCTTCCGCTGATCTTAATAATCTATATTGTTTGTTGTCTGCACCCGTAGTTCCGATATCTA